TATTTACGATGCTTGTTATGATTCCATGGCTCCGAGTAGTATTCCTGCTGCTGTGCTTACTCTCGCTAAGTATCAGTATCAAATGGCATTTGTGGCGGATCAAGAAATAAACATGTTAGCTTGTCTCACTGAAATCATGGTGGAGTGTGAATTCAAATGAAATTTAAGGCAAAGGTTTATGTTAGACTGAGAGCAGCAGTTGATGATTCTGCTGGTAATGCTGTAAGGGATGCCTGTAGCAGACTATCTGATTTAAAAATGCAAAAGTTAAGATTGGGTAAGTTGATTGAGATTGATTTTGAGGCACCTGATAAGGAATATGCTGAGAAAGAAATTGAAATGCTTAGTGATAGACTATTTGCTAATGTTGTAATTGAAGACTATGAATGGAGTGTAAATTTAAATGAAAACTAAAGTTAAAGCACAAGTTAAATCAAGGTTTTACTATATCTTCTGGGGAACTGCTACAGTGGCAGTTGTTTTGGGGCAACTTTATGTCGGCACTGGATATCGTGTTCTTCATAGTGGTATACAAGAATTGCTTGATAAGGTTGATGGAGTTCTTCTCCACAAAAGTGATAATCCTTACGGGGATTTCTTGTGATTCTAACTGAGGGTGATGCAGTTTATGCTGCAAATAAGTTTATTACTTACTACACTCAGTTCAATCGTATTGATGACTATCTAAGATTTGTAAAAAAAGATCGCATTGAAGATAGGCCTGGATCATTGTTTGGTGCAGACTCTGAATTCTTTGATGCATTTCAAATGTGTCCAAATGATATGAATTTTAAAGTTCATGTTGTTGATACTAATCCTAAAACAACCTCTAGGTATAACCAGTGGTTGTATTCAGAGACACTCAATCTCACAGCATCAAATGCCATTGAGGAAGCAATTCCTGGTAGAACACATAAGTGGATTGTGGAGGAAACGAATACTAACAAAGTCGTTGGTGTTGTTAGGTTTGGATCTCCTACTATCAATAGTAAACCCAGAAACAATTACTTTGATAAAGTTCTTCCTCTGTCTGACATCAATGCTCATTTTGTCATGGGGTTTAATATTGTTCCCACTCAACCTTTTGGGTTTAATTACTTGGGAGGAAAACTTCTTGCTCTCTTAGCATGTTCTAAGGAACTAAAGCAACAGTTCGATGAGAAGTATGGAACAGATCTTAAATACTTTGAGACTACATCTCTCTATGGAACTACCAAGGGTGTGTCCATGTATGATGGCCTTAAACCCTTTCTAAGGCACATAGGGGACACTGAGAGCAACTTCCTCCCACTCTTTCATGATGATGAGTTCCGTGATTTCTTCTGGTGGTTCAATGAGCGCAATGGTGGGGAGCGTTTGATTTCTGCAGACAAGTCATCTAAGAAACTCAAGATTCAGACTAAGATGATTTCTATCATCCGCAATTCTCTTAAGGATGAAGAGAAACTAAAAGAGTTCAATGATTGTATTGAACATGCTAAGTCCTTGACTGAAAAGAAGAGATATTACTTTGGTAAGTTTGAACACACCAGTGATGAAGCAATTACTTGGTGGAAGAAGAAAGCAACTAAGAGGTATGAAAAACTAAAGTCTCAAGATCGACTGAGAACTCAACTTGAGATTTGGGAACCTGGTGTTGATTTGGAAATTATTAGATAATGGAATTAAAAGACTGGTTAAATTCAATTAACTTCAACAAGGAGGATCTAAGTGAGAACATTAGCTCTTACCCTCCATATATCATTAATCGTTGTTTGTCTGGGCACCTTGATTGTGTCATGTTTGCTAATGAGATGAACAAAAATTCTCATCTGGATAAAGATATGCAATATTCTTTTTATCTAAATAGTCTGAGGAAAAAGAAGAGATTTTCTCCCTGGCTCCGTAAGGATAAAGTCACGGATCTCGAATGTGTCAAAAAATACTATGGTTATAGTAATGAGAAGGCATCACAAGCTCTGAAAATTCTGACTAAAGAACAGATTAACTTTATTAAACAACGACTTGATATTGGAGGCACAAAATGACTTCTACAGTTGAACCTACTGTTGAATGGTCACAAGACCAAATGGTAGAGGTTATGCTTAATGAACCAGATGATTTTCTCAAAGTCCGTGAAACACTGACGCGCATTGGAGTTGCATCACGGAAGGAAAAGAAACTCTATCAATCCTGCCACATTCTTCATAAGCAGGGAAGATACTTTATTGTACATTTTAAGGAACTGTTTGCTCTGGATGGTAAACATGCCAACCTTACATTGAATGATGTACAACGTCGCAATCGAATTACTCGTCTCTTAGCAGATTGGGGACTTATTTCTGTTGTAAAACCAGATGCCGTCTCTGACATTGCCCCTCTTAATCAAATCAAAGTCCTGGCATATAAGGACAAGGGAGATTGGATTCTTGAGCAGAAGTATAACATTGGTAAGAAGACCAAACCCCAGGAAACCGAATAAATAATTCTGCGATCTTTCGTGCGGTCGCTTCAAAAGTCGGAAACCCTTACAAGGAGATACGGTTGTTACTGTATCTCCTTTTTTAATGTTATGCTATAAATATATGTGGTTGCCTTCGGGGACCACACAATCTAATCTCGCTTTAATAAGGAGAAGTAAAAATGACTAATCTCGCACGGTTTACTGCGTCAGATCTTCCTGAGCTTTTGGATAAGATCTCAAAGAATAGTATTGGTATGAATGAATACCTAAATAGGGTATTCGACTTACACGAAACAACGTCGAACTATCCCCCATATAATCTAGTCACGGTTAGTAACGTAGAATCAAGACTAGAATTAGCACTAGCAGGATTTAGAAAAGCAGAAGTTAATGTCTACACACAAGATGGAAAACTCTTTGTCGAAGGACAAAAAGAAGACAAAGAAAGCAACACAACATATGTCCACCGAGGAGTGGCTCAAAGATCTTTCACCAGATCTTGGACCCTCAGTGATGAAACGGAAGTTAGATCAGTTGAATTTGAGGATGGGTTGCTGAGTATTGTTCTGGGAAGAATTGTTCCAGAATACCATCAAAGGAAAGATTGGTTCTAAATAGTTGCGGCTACCTTGTTAAATATCGTCGCCGCAGAGGGGCAACTGGCAAAATCCAGTTGACGCCCCTCTTTTTTCTTGATATAATATTGGGAGATGAGACCAGTCCATGTCCATGACCGACTCTGTGCTCCTTGCCCGTTTTGGGCAGGACATTAACAGGATTGCTGACAATCTAGAAAAGATTGCTGTAATCCTTGAGAGCAATGTTCACATTAATATTGATCATGCTCACATTGATGATGGTGAGATTGACGTTCACAGTAAGAGTTTCTGATCATGGCACCCAAGAAGAAAGAGTATGTCGATGTTGTCCTACCTGTCTCAGGTGATGGTGTTGATTATGAAGTAATCAGTCGTAAGGTCACTGAGAACGCACACAATCAATGGCCTGATGTAGATTCAGATCCTTATGATGAAATCGTAGAGGTCAGGAAAAAAACTTGTTACGGTAATCCCGAAGAAGTTTTTGAAACTTATGAAACAGTACGTTATCGTAAGTATCGTCCTATTCCAGAACTTCCTACAGAAGTCAAAGTAGAAAAACAAAAAGTTAAACAAGAAGTAAAAGTAGAATCATGACCATTAAATTAATGCTGCTGAAGTCTGGTGAAGACATCATTGCTGATGTTAGTGAGATGACTGTTGGTGAGGAAGATGATAAGAGAGTAGTTGGATACTTTCTAAATAAACCTTGCGTAGTCAAGATGCGCCAACCAGAACTTCTTACTGAACAGAGTGAAGGACCAAGAAAGAAAGCAGGATACGAAGTATCTCTATTCCCATGGATGCCTCTTGCCGTAGAAGAAACCATTCCTGTTGTTGCTGACTGGATTATTACAATGGTTGATCCTGTGATCAAACTCAAGCAAATGTACATTACTGACATCGTAAATTACAAGAAAGATGGAACAACAAGAGAAGATAATCAAACTGATAGTCCTGACAAACCAGTCAAAGTTGATCTCGCAGGTTGATCAAGTAGGAGCCGACATTGGCGAACCAGATTGTAAACTGACCAAACCATATGAGGTAATCTTACAAGAAGATGGTAAACTATTTCTAACCCGTTGGTTGGAAGGTTTCACTCCTGAAGATACTTTTATGCTGAGTTCTGATAAAATTCTAACTCTTACCGAACCCACGCAACAAATTCTTGATAGTTACAAAGGTCAAATTTAATGGCATTATCTAAAAATACACTTGAACACTTGTGTGATGCAGAATCTCACATGCGAGCAGCAATCAAATCTGCTGCAGTGAATGAAAAACCGTTGGTTGTAAAACAACTAGCTGAGATTCTCATGAGCATGGAGCAAACTAAAAAGTTTGACGAAATCATGGATATGTTAGATAATAGAGAACCTGGTAGCAGCGGCAACTTTGGTCCATTTTTTAATAATGAGGATGAATGAAGTTTTACACTAATGTTCAATTAATTGGAAATCAAGTTCTAGTTCGTGGCGTTGATAATGGACAAAGATATGAGTATCGTGATGAATTTTGCCCAACATTATTTGTAAAAACAAAGAAGAATTCTAAGTATAGAACATTAAGTGGAGAATCAGTAGAACCTATCAAACCTGGAAGTGTTCGTGATTGTCGTGAGTTTTATAAAAAGTATGATGAAGTAGATGGATTTGCCATCTATGGTAATGATAGATACATCTATCAATATATCTCTGAAAAGTATCCAGAGAATGAGATTAAGTTTGACATTAATCAAATTAAACTAGTAACTCTTGATATTGAGACAACTGCTGAATATGGATTTCCTGATGTAGAATCTGCTGCAGAACAAATTCTTGCGATTACAATTCAAGACTACACTACCAAGCAGATTATTACTTGGGGACAAAGACCCTTCCTCAACAAACAGAAAAATGTAACTTACCATCATTGCCCCACTGAACAAGAACTTTTAAATCACTTCATCGGTTATTGGATGCAGGATGTTCCTGATGTAGTAACTGGTTGGAATATTCAAATGTTCGATATCCCGTATATCTGCAAGCGTCTCAATAGAGTGCTTGGAGAAAAGTTGATGAAACGTTTCTCTAACTGGGGATTGGTAACAGAGGGTGAGATTTTTGTTCAGGGTAGAAAGCAGATTGTATTTGATGTTGGCGGATTGACCCAACTTGATTATCTTGATCTGTATAAGAAGTTTACGTATAAAGCACAAGAGTCATATCGACTTGACTACATAGCAGAGGTGGAGTTAGGTCAAAAGAAACTAGATCACTCTGAGTTTGACACCTTTAAAGATTTCTATACTAAAGGGTGGCAAAAGTTTATTGAATATAATATCGTTGACGTAGAACTTGTTGACCGTCTGGAAGACAAGATGAAATTGATTGAACTTGCATTGACCATGGCATATGATGCTAAGGTAAATTATGCAGATGTATTTTATCAAGTCCGTATGTGGGACAATATTATCTACAATGACCTTAAAAGAAAAGACATTGTTATTCCTCCAAGAGGCAAATCGCAAAAGAATGAAAAATACGCGGGGGCGTATGTTAAGGAACCGATTCCAGGAAAGTATGATTGGGTTG